ATTACACCGACCTGAACGCATTTTACCCGTATGATGAGTTCTTTTACTCATCGACTTCTCATCTCTGTGATGAGCTACAGACATTGTTCCGTATGGAACAGAGAACTTCGGGCCAAGCTAAAGTAGTCTTGGTTCCGAAGGATTCTCGAGGGCCTCGCCTTATCTCTTGCGAACCATTGGAATACCAATGGATTCAACAAGGATTAGGAAGAGCCCTCATGGCTGCAGTTGAAGCACATCCCCTTACCCGGGGGTATGTAAACTTCACCGACCAAGCAATAAACCGCAAGCTAGCTCTCAAGGCTAGCGAGACGGGGGAACACGCGACCCTGGACCTCAAAGAGGCTTCAGATAGAGTGTCCCTGTTGCTTGTTCGGGAACTGTTCCCAGAGCGTCTGTATAGAGCTCTGGTCGCAACTCGGTCGTCATCCACGCTGCTCCCTGACGGGAGAGCCATTACCATGAAGAAGTTCGCCCCCATGGGAAGCATGTTGTGCTTTCCCGTGATGGCGATAACTCTGTGGGCTCTGGCAACAGCGAGGCTGATGCGAACGCGCGGAGAGCGTAATCCTTACAGGATGCGCTCTTCTGTGTACGTGTACGGAGATGATGTGATCGTCCGAACGGCTAACGCCGCTGATACGATCAACGTCTTTGAATCTGTTGGCCTATTGGTCAACACTTCTAAGTCGTTCCTCACAGGATTCTTTAGAGAATCCTGTGGCCTCGATGCCTATAAAGGCGAAGAGGTCCAACCAGTCCGGGTAAAGACTGTATGGACAACATCCCGATGCGCCGGCACCTATACGTCATGGATTAGCTATGCTAACTCATTTTGGCGTCTAGGATATCGAGATACTGCACATGCAATAGCAGATGAGCTTGAAAAAGTGTACGGAACCATCCCAGACGCAAGTCTGTTTGGTTACGTCCCACCTGATCATTCATCGACACAAGATTCCCCTATGGGATTCCCAAGTCTGTGTTTCTCTCGTGTGTCCGCTGGTCGGCCAATAAGAAGGC